TTCCGCGATTCGTTTCTATCTCTAGTGTCAGGTATGCTTGTTCAAAGATACTCCAGTGTTGATGTTTAATACAATACCCAAGTAGACCAGAGATCTTTTCATTCTCCTGGTTGTTTGGATTACTTACCCTGGCGCAATATGCCATATGCTTTTCAGCATCAGGTGTCACACTAATAACTTTTATACTCATGTTAGTTCTTCCTCATCCCATTCATCTTTTTCAATTTTTCTGAGTTTTTTTAACTCTTTCATCATACTTTTAATTTCTTGGTAGGATGACTCAGGTGACATCTTACCACTAATCTCAAGTCCTACTACCATAGAAACCTTATCACCAAATCTTGCAAGAGCTCTTTCAAACTCTGACAGGCTAGAATAAACCATTACTCAACATCGTAGAACACTTCATCGTAATCATCGACGGGAACATTTGTATATGTAGGTTCTTCTGTGACAACACTTTCTAGTTCATCAGAAAACAATTCTTCTTTTAGTGTTCCTAAAAGAAATTCCATTTTACAAATCGTTGCTCTCAGTCTTTCCTTATCCATTCGTATAGTAGGCCTCAAAATATTTTACAATTCCAGATGTACCTGTATTACCTTGAGACACCCAGTCATGAGAACACTCGGTAATACTTTTCATACTATACACTGGTTCACCATTCTCATCCATCTGAGAACCAAATCTAGTCAGTAAGAATGCATATACTTTCTGTCTAGTCTCTAGTCGGTCATCACTGTATCGCCAATCAGTAACAGTAGTCATATGAATTTAGAGTATACATTATAATTATACACAAAAAAAGGACGGGAGTCAATCCCGTCCTGGAAGTTAAGCTAGAATCCTCCTACAGATTCGTTTACATACTTGTTGCGAATCATCACATTCAATTAGACAGTCATAGTAATCGTTCAGAATATCAGACTCCTCAGATGATTTTTCTAGACTGCTTACAAGACCGTTAACATTTTGTTTCCATCCTGCAAGTTGATTATACGATATAATGTTATGCATGAGTTTCTCCATTAGTTTACATCATAATATGGTTGGACATCCATACCTCTTAATTCTATCAGTATTTAGTCAGGAAATCCTGACTTTTCCAAAAGTGTAATCTAAAGACAAAAAAAGAGAGAGTTCTTAACTCTCTCTGTGTAGTAAGTTTAACTTACTTTGAGTAAGTACGACCCCTGTAACAGAATGTTCCATGGGGTTCTTTGGATTCGACACAACGTGTATCATACTCAACACCACGATATGAGGTGTGAGAGATTTGTGCATCGTGAATGGCAGATGCTTTGTTGATCTGCTTTTTGATCATGAGTAGTGTATTCATGATTGACTCCTGAAGTTAGGGTTTTTAATCCCCGTTCCTTCAGTCGTGTGCGTCCCAGAAACACTCAGGGGTAGATTCCTTTACGGTCTCTACTAACTCAATTCTAAAAGCATCAGAGATATTCTCGTTTGCTCTCATCCTCAGCATAATAGCATCGGCTTGTGTACAGGTGAGTGTTGAATAGAATAGTATTTCTAACATGGGATGAACGAACTCCGTTCCGCGACTTACTTGCGTCAGGGTTTCCCCTGATGAACGACAGGTCTATTATAGACCGCTGTGTCTATTTAGTCAAGAAGAACTTTTTTTATCCATTTTCATTATCTGACCAAAGTTAGACTTCTGACCTTTCTTAATTTTCTTATACTCTTTGATGAGTCTCTCAACTTCTTGATTAGAGACATTGACGGTAAGTTCATTCTCATCTTCCTTCTCAACAAATCCAAGTCCTGACTGCTCCATACTGAAGACTTGAGATTCTTTATCCTCAACATAATCATTGATGACATCTTGAATCTCACCTCGGATAAGTGAGTTAATTTGTTNTCTCAGTTCTTCGTCTTTCATTTTTTAGANGGGTTCCAAAGTTTGGGGTTTGCTCTACCTTCAGCTTGAGTAATGTTCTTTAGGTCACCACGATAGTTGTCCCAATATTGATCAAAAATCTCTGATACTTTTGGTGCCAATACAATATCAAATTTAGTCATACCATCTTGAAGATATTCAACCAGAAAGGCACTGGTTGGAAGAGACTTATCTTGTGCTGCTGTGGGGTCACAGTCTTTTTCAATTTCTCTAACACCCTTTCCCATTAAGATCTACCTCCCCACTGAATATCAGGGAATGCTACTTCGACAACACCTTTACTAATTTTGTATTGAGATTCTAGTGCATTATCCTTGGTAAGAATAAGAATGTTTGCCTCTTGAGGGTGAAGTCCTTCAAGAATCTGAATGAACATAGTCTCTCTACGGGTCTTAGAGAGTGAATCATTACCACCCTTCACAAAGTGATAAAGGTTCTTCCATTCCTTCCTCAGAGAGGTATGATCTGTCCCTAGAGGAACATCATTCTTCTCAAAGGGAACTTCACCATCTGGAAGTAGAGAGATGACAGTCTCATCATAGTTCCAAATCAGAATTGCCTTGAGTGCCTCTGTAGAATATTCTTGAAGAATTTCAATCTTCTTTGCTTTTGATCTTTGCGTACTCACAAGATCCAAAATCTCAAAGATAAATGGATTTGGTGGTAGCTTTGTGTTAGTCGTTTTCTTCGTCTTCGCTGATGAAGTCATTTTCAAATCTCACGGATAAAATTTCGTCTGGAATAATATTACCATTCTCATCAAACATCTCTGGATGAATGAATGGCATTCTTGTTTGGTCTAAGTAATCTTTTACTAACCAACCTAGGAGAGTTCCTACTAAAAGAAAAAGTGTTGTGACTGCAACGGACAATAGGATGATTGCTGTTTCCATTTAATCTCTCCGAGAACTTACTTTCTTTATGTCTAGATGAACATTAAAGTGAAAGTTAATCTCTCTATTGAAGAGAGAAACTAACTTCCCAAACCTTAGTTCAAAAGTCTTTGGTCGTCTTTCTCTCCTTTGTTTTTTCCTCAATAACAACTCTAAACCTCTATTAATTTCTTGAGGTTCGTCATCATTTCTCTTATTTAGAGAGTTTTCTTTTTCTTCCTGGTCTTTTTTCTCTTCCATATTTTACAGCATCCTCTACAATCCCATTCAAATAGTTTCTTATTTTTCTAGCCTCTGGTTTACCCAGATAACCATAACCCTCTCTCAATTGTTTATGATCCTCGTCAGAACCACCCTCAAGATAATTATCTAGGTCACTAATCAGTTCATCAATTTCTTTTCTTGATGAACTTTCAAGAAACTCTTCAACATCTTTCTTTGATGACTTACTAAGTACTAAGTATTCATACATGTTGAGCATATACTTTCCATTAAATGCATAATCGATTGTGTGCTCAATGATATCATAGAGATCTGGGTTGTCCATCAAACAATGTTATTTTCCTTTAGGTATTTAACAGTTTCTGTGCATCCACCTAACAATTGTTCTCCAAGAAGAACTTTTGGAAAGGTTGAACCCCTCCCAAACTTAGAATAAAACTCCTCCCTTGTGTAATCTCTACCAAGTTTGAGTACTACATGTTTTTGTTCTGTAAGTTGTAAAACTTGTTGAACTTTTGTACAGAAAGGACAGCCGTCCTTAGAATAAATTGTGTATGTCATAATTATTCAAATTGAATGGAAACTTACTCTGATGTGTCATCTTCCTCCTTAACTTCCCAAGAACCACCTACACCGCCGTCCATGTTGACAACAATGTCTTGCTCTTTGACAGGAGAGTATGGATGCTGAGGTTTGTGTTCTCTATCCATAGCTTGAGAAGGTATCCATGGGTCTCGTGAAAGATTTTTAATAACAATGAATGCCTCTTTGTTACACTTACGAGTACCAATAGGTGATTGCCATTTCTTATTGTAGACTTCACCCACATCAATACCAGAAACTTGAGTTCCTGCCATTTCAACTACAATATTATCACCTGCTTCCCATCCATACCTTTGGACAAGAGAAGCAACTTGTTCATAAACAGATGGAGCATCTAGTACTCGATCTTCTGGTTCTAGGTTTCCGATCATGAAAGAGTCTCAAGCTTTCCTAAGTATAACAGATTTTAAATGTCCTTGTCAAACTATGTGACAGTTATTACACTGGCACCACTTCTCCAATAACCCAAGATCTCATACCATATGGAGTGTCTGCAATCATAGTTTGAGTATCTGTTACTACCTCTTGAGGTACAACTAAACAGAATCCAATACCTAGATTAAATACATTCCTCATCTCCTCCTCCGTAATTTCACCTGCCTGTTGAATCTTATTAAAGAGTTCTGGTCTCTCCCATGAATTATAATCAACACTCACAGTCAGACCTTTAGGAAGACACCTAGGAAGGTTCTCTGGAATACCACCACCAGTGATATGTGACATACCAAGAATAGGAATATGTTCCATCAGGTCTTGGATGAGTGGAGAATAGATGGTAGTTGGTGTTAGTAACTCAGGCATCTCCTTATAGAAGATTTTATTTCTCCACAACATATCATTGACAAGAGTATATCCATTACTATGAAGTCCACTACTCTCAATACCAATGACTACATCACCTGCTCTGATATTACTACCATCAACAATGTCAAACCTCTCCACAACACCAGTACAGAAACCAGCAAGGTCATAATCAGTTGCTCTGAAATGTTCAGCAGTCTCACCGCC